GAAGACAAGGGGGAGTTAGTCCCCCTTTCTTTTTATATAAATTACTTTGTAAGCAATTATACAAAACATGAATTTCACAATTTTTTCCAAAGATGGTTGCCCATATTGCGATAAGGTAAAGCAGGTATTAGAGTTGACAGAAAGTAAGTTTGTAGTGTATACTTTGGATAAGCAATTTGATAAAAAAGCATTTTATGGTGAATTTGGAGAAGGGTCTACGTTCCCACAGGTTGTTGTTGATGGTAAAAAGTTAGGAGGATCAGTTGAAACAATTAAATTCCTCAAAGAAAACAAAATCGTCTAGGAAGGAGATAAATAAAGTCAACGACCATATAGATCGTGGATTTGAATTTATTCTTAAAGGAGGAAAGAAAAAGCAGAACGACAACCAATTACCTGAAGGAGATAGAAAAATGTCTACAGATATAGTATTAACTTTATTTTTACCAGTATCTTTATTATTCTTTTTTGTAGGAACTCTATTTGGGTGGGCTGCACGAGACTATATGATGAACTATCGGGAAGTACCAAGACCTCACCCCGAAATGTTAGATATAAATGGGAATATAATTCCCGATGAGGTTATAGCATTCAGATTTGAAAACAATTATGACAACGACGACGACGAAGAAGACGACTAAAAAAGTCTCTAAACCTATTGAAAAATTACCACATAATCCATTTGTTTTTGAGGTATTGGATTTAGTATCTCGACAAAGAACTAAAGGTAATAAAGTAAAGGTACTTCAGGAGCATAGAGATCCTTCATTAGAAGCAATTCTTATTTGGAATTTTGATGATACTTGTATATCATTACTTCCAGCAGGTGAGGTTCCTTATGATGGTTATGATGAACAAACCAGTTATAGTGGAACATTATCTACTAAAATTTCACATGAAGTTCGTAAGATGCACGAAGCTGGAAGCTTTTCTCTAGGTGCAAGTGATACTCAGGGACGTACTTCAATTCGTAGAGAATTTAAGAATTTTTATAATTTTCTAAAAGGTGGTAATGATGAGATGAATAATATTCGTCGTGAGGCAATGTTTATTAATATACTAGAAGGTCTTCATCCATTAGAAGCAGAGATTCTTATTCTTACTAAAGATCATGATTTAGAGTCTAAGTATAAGATTACAAAGGAAGTAGTAGCACAGGCATATCCTGAAATAACTTGGGGTGGTCGATCATGACAACTACCGTAAAAGAAAAGCAAAAAGCGGAAGAGAAGCAAGAAGAGGAAAGTATTAAACCTTCTGATTATTCTTGTGAACTTCTTTTAGAAAAAACTACTATGGAGAAGGCAAGAGATCCTAAGTTTCCTACTGATGCTTTTAATGTGACTTATGTTGTTGATGGTAAGCAGCATCTTGATGTTATTCGTTCTGGTAAACAAGTAAATGTGTTTGATTACTATTATGATAAGTACGGGAAAGATTCTGTAAAAGGGATTGATTGGGGATATGGTAATGTAAATCCAAATTCATATGGATATAAAAAACCAGTACCACCTAAGAAAAGAAGGAAGGGATAAACTAAATTCAACTTTTTTTCCAAAATATCCCGATAAAAAATCGGGGTATTTTTTTGTCTGTAAGGTTTTTTAAGAATTGTATCAGAGAATACACATTTACTTGCCTATATACTATAACTGTGTTAGTATTAACACAATCGTTCATCCCGAAAGGGACGCAAGTAAGCCGACTCGGAACGGATCGTTCATCCCATGTTTCACTTACAATCTATTCTTATAGCTGCTTCTCTAACTTGTTCTGAAGCATATGAACTTGTCGATAAGATGAGGGAGTATAAAGTTGATGAGGAGATACGAACTGAAATGATTCAGATCGTTAAGGAAGAGAGTAGGGAATGTTGGGACGCAAAAGCCGACTAAAGGAACGGGTTAAAATCCAACTACTTTAGGAGTAATCCAATGGCAAAAGTCACATACAGAGGTGTCGAATATGATACCGAAGAGTACAATAAAAAAGTACTCGCTGAAGAAGCTCAAAAAAGAAATCATGATTTAATGTATCGTGGTATTAGACATGAACGTAAGTTCGCATCTAAGAGCTAGATTCACACTTGCATATACGTTTAAAGAAGACCTATTGACAGGTCTTCTTTTTTTGTGTAAAATAACTAAATACCATATAAAATTTATGGAACCTGAAAGAGAAAAATTAAAATTAATAGTTCGGAATCTAGAATTATTAGTTGATGCTCTTAAAGCAGAGGTGTATTCCGATGTCGATGCATACAAAAATTCTACTGCTTTTGAAAGACCAGTAGATTATGATGAACTTTATGATGATGACGATGGCTACACAGACTAGAGCAAAAAAGTTAATCAAAATGATGAAGAGACTTATGAAAAATGAGTTTCTATATACTGACGAGGAACTGAAAGATATGAGAGCACAGTTACGAGTCTTAGAAGAAGAACTTGCTCTCCAAGAATCAAAAAATTCAAAAGGATTTGGTAAATGACTGTAAAATTAATTCGTATGTGGTCTGGTGAAGATGTAATCGCTGATCTTATTGAAGATGAGGGAAATTATATTACAATTGAAAATCCAATTGTTGCTGTTCCTTCACCTCAACAAGGACAAATTGCATTTGCTCCTTGGTCTCCTTTACTTAAAAAAGATAAAATTGAAGTTACTAGAAAGTATCTTGTATACATTGGAGATCCACAAGAAGAAATTATCGAACAATATAATTCAATGTTTGGTAAACTATCAAAACCTACAAAACAATTAATTCTCTGATGACTGTAAAACTTATAAGCATTACTCCTGATGCGGAACAAACTATGGCATATATTGCTAGAGTTTCTAATCCATCTAATCAGGGAAATGAAAAATATGCAGGACTATTAAAGTACTGTATCAAACATAATCATTGGAGTGTCTTTGAACAATCTTCTATGACTTTAGAGATTGAGACTACTCGTGCTATTGCTGCACAGATACTAAGACATCGTAGTTTCACATTCCAAGAGTTCTCTCAAAGGTATGCTGCTAGTACTGCACTTGGTGATATCCCATTACCAGAATTGAGAAGACAGGATACAAAGAACCGTCAGAATTCCACTGATGATTTAGATCCTAAGATGGTAGAAACATTGAACAAACAAATGGAAACATTATTTGGTTCTGCAACTGCATTGTATAATCAGATGCTAGAGGATGGTGTTGCTAAAGAGTGTGCTAGAATGGTATTACCTTTATGTACTCCTACCAGAATATACATGACTGGTTCTTGTCGTTCTTGGGCTCATTATATCAATTTAAGATCAGCACATGGAACACAAAAAGAGCATATGGAAATTGCAGAACAATGTAGAAAAATCTTTGTTGAACAGTTTCCTTCAGTCTCAGAAGCCCTTGAATGGGTCTAAATACCTTTACACATCATTATAATTATGGCAACTTATCCTGTAGTTAATACTAAAACTGGCGATCAAAAAGAAGTCGTGATGAGCGTTCACGATTGGGATCAATGGTGTAAAGATAACCCTGATTGGACTAGAGATTATTCTGATCCTTCTACAATGCCTGGTGTTGGAGAAGTTGGTGATTGGAAAGCAAAACTTGTTAGAGGAAAACCAGGTTGGAATGAAGTATTAGAAAGAGCTCAGAAGCAGCCAGGTGCTAATAAGTTAAAGATTGATTGATGTCTAAAAGAAAATCTAGACAAATGAAAAGAAAAAAACCAATAAATTCTGAGTTTTTAGTTGATATAGAACCTATCACTGATAATCAGAGAGTATTATGCAATTCATATGCTGAAGGAAAGCATATTATTGCATATGGTGTAGCAGGAACAGGTAAAACATTTATTACTCTTTATAACGCACTTAAAGAAGTTTTAGATGAAAATACCCCTTATGAAAAAATCTATATGGTTCGATCTCTTGTTGCTACGAGAGAAATTGGATTCCTTCCTGGTGACCATGAAGATAAATCTGATATTTATCAAGTACCATATAAGCATATGGTGAAGTATATGTTTCAGATGTCTTCTGATGCAGAATTTGAAATGTTATATGGAAATCTTAGAGCACAAGATACAATTAAGTTTTGGAGTACTTCATTCTTAAGAGGAACAACGTTAGATAATGCTATTATTATCGTTGATGAATTTCAAAACTTGAATTTTCACGAACTTGATAGTATAATAACAAGAGTAGGTCAAAATAGTAAAATCTTCTTTTGTGGAGATGCTAGTCAGACTGACTTACAGAAAACAAACGAACGAAATGGAATTATTGACTTTATGAAAATAATTCGTTCTATGCCTTCCTTTGATTTAATTGAATTTGGTATAGATGATATAGTTCGTTCTGGACTTGTTAAAGAGTACCTTATTGCTAAACTTGAACAAAATATGTAATGTTTAATCACATTGATTTGAATCTACAGCCTCTTGAAAGAGAGCATATAGATGGAGTTCGTTATTATAAAGTTCCAGATGAAGATGAACTTATTAAAATGGTTTCTATTACTTCGGTAACTAGTCATTTTAATAAAGAGATCTTTGTCAATTGGAGAAAAAAAGTTGGTAATGAGACAGCAGATAAAATCACGAAGGCAGCAACCAAACGTGGTACTGATATGCATACTCTTACTGAACATTATCTAAAGAATGATGAAGAACTTCCTAAAGTTCCTCCTATTTCTGATATGTTATTCAAGATTGCTAAGGATAATCTTAATAAAATAGATAATATCTATGCTCTCGAAGGTCCCCTATATAGTAAAGAATTAGGTATTGCTGGAACAGTTGATTGTATTGCAGAATATAATGGCGAGTTAGCGATAATAGACTTTAAAACATCTAAAAAACCTAAACCACGAGAGTGGATAGAACATTACTTTGTTCAGGCAATGGCATATGGATGTATGCTATATGAAATGAAAAATATTTCAATTAAAAAACTTGTAATTATTATGGCTTGTGAAAATGGAGAATGTGTTGTCTATGAAGAAACTGACAAAGCAAAGTACATCAAACTTCTCGGTGAGTACATTAGAAAGTTTGTTGGAGATAAATTGGAACTCTATGGAACCGAAAAATGAATTAGAGAAGGTAATAGAGAGTAAATTTCTAACACCTCAAAAATTTGCTATCGAAATAGAAAAGATTGTTTCGGAAGAAGAACTTAACTATATTGATGCTATAGTACACTATTGCGAAATTAACAGTCTTGAGGTAGAATCAGTAACGAAACTGATATCTAAGCCTTTAAAGGAAAAACTAAAGTGGGATGCAACCCGTCTTAACTTTATGAAACCTACATCAAGGGCGAAACTTCCTATCTAATGTACGATACAGATTATGACCACATTTGGCGTAATGCTTTTTTAAGAGCAACTCCAGTTGTTTTTAATATGGTTTGTGTTCTTCTTATTGGACTTGCTCCTCTTTATTTAATTCTTAGGACAAGACAAGAGATGACTCAAATTTTGACTACATCAACTACTGATATAATGCCTACATCAACGGAATTACTACACTATCGTCTTCAAGCGATTTTGCGTGATTATAATATGCCTGATCTTGAGTATATTGGTGAACGTCCCAGTTATAAAACTGGTGATAATGTTCCTTGGTATCGTATAGGAAAAGCAGAAGTTCCTATTGATGCTATAACAGAATTAGATACTGAGGAAGATGAAGACGAAAGTGACTCCCTTTGAAACTTATCAAACTTATCTTTCGATGAAGAGTCACTTTACTAATCCTAAGTATGACTTCTTTAAGTATGGGGGTAAATCCCGTGCTACTATGACTTCCTTTAACAAAAGGAAAGATAAGTATTGGTTTGAAAAAACTTCACGGAAATATTCTGATGAAGAAGTGCTAGACTTTCTTCTAGCAAATTTCGTAAACGCTAACAACCCACAAAATCTATGGATCGGAGAGATAATCAACTCTGGAGAAAGAACCTACGCAGAGTGGATGAGACGGAGACAGAGTTTGACTTATATTTTCAAGGAGCAGTCCGAGAAATTACTCTCAGAGAACGACTTAGAAGAGTTGTTCAATTGCTCGAAGGGACACCCATTAGTCCTAAAAAGATATCTGGGTGGAGAGATTTCGCTAGAAACGCTTACGATACTGGAAAAAGTCTTTTCTTTCGCAAAAGATTTTGATAAAAAGTTAAAGGATCCAGTGTGGGAATCCGTCAGTTTAAAATTGAAGAAGTATTTACCCTTCATAAATATTAATGTATTTGAATTTAAAAAACTCTTAAAGGAGGTAGTGATTAATGGTTCTTGAAAATGCAGAAGTTTTAGGAAATCTAAGACAACAACTAGAAGAAGTAACGAAGCAGTTAAATCAATTAACTGAAACTCGTCTTAAACTTCTAGGTGCTATAGATGTTCTAGAACAAATTGAAGATAGTAAAAATGAAGCAACTCCAACAGAAGTTGTAGAGGAGGTGGAGAGAAATTGAGTTTCTTTGATTCAGAATTCGTTCAGGAAGAATTGAGCGATATTCAACAATTACAAAAAGAAATTTACAGTAAAATGATGAATCTTGGTGAGCTTTCCCGTGAGGATAGAGTTGACCATATTGATAAGTTAAAAACTCTCTTAGAAAAACAACGTGTGATGTATACACGTTTATCCCTTTCAGATGATCCTGAAGCAATCAAATTGAAAAAGCAATTGGAACTATCAGTACAAACAATGGGTTTCCCTGCTGGTACTGATATTCAGATATTATTTGATGGTATGAAAGGTACTATTGAAAATCTAGAAAGCCATATTGACTAATCAGTCAATTTCTGTTATAATCAAAACATCCAACTAATCCAATTATCCGAGGTAATCTTAATGTCTTTCGCAGACTTAAAAAAGCAATCTAAGCTTGGCTCTCTTACACAAAAACTTGTGAAGGAAGTCGAAAAAATGAATAACACTGGCGGTTCTACTGATGACCGCATATGGAAATTAGACGTAGACAAGAGTGGCAATGGATATGCCGTCATACGTTTTCTTCCTGCTCCTAATGGTGAGGATCTACCATTTGTAAAACTATACTCTCATGCCTTCCAAGGGCCTGGCGGTTGGTACATAGAAAATTCTCTGACTACACTTGGTCAGAAGGATCCTGTTTCTGAG